TTTATATATTTTCTTATAGGTTTTCCAAGAATACAGTCCGGAAAGGATAGTGAGGATTCCCCATAACAAGGCCCCATTCGTATTGGGCGGCGTTTGGAGGGCACAACTCAGCCACAATACGGCTAGCACTACTGTTATCAGCACTCCAATGATAAGGGCAATTTTTTTAGGGGGCGTCTGAGAACGTTCATGATGTATAAGCGGGTTTGGTTCTCCACGCTCTTGGGCCAATTGGTCATCAAAAAGGTGTGCGCGGATAACCTCCATCATGGGGCTGTTCACCTTTGCCAATGCCTTATTTCCATTTTTGAACTCAATAATGACGGTAGACTCAGTCGTCTTGCCTCCAGCTACCGCACCCGCAACCGCTCCGATGCCTCCAAGCAAGACGCCGCCGACAAGTGCGCCTCCCAAAGTTCCGCCGAGCTTTTTGACCGATTCTTCATTGGCTACTTCGCAAGAGGCAATACTGGAAAGAAAAAGTTCCTTTGCTCCAAACATTTTTGAAGAGCAACGCAACTGGTTTTTATTTTTAATGTAAATATATTCTTCTTTCCCGTAGTCCCCTGCCAGAAATTTGATGTAGGTAGCCATACATCATCCCCCTTATTATAGATGAGGCTATCATGGCATAGGCCGTTCCAAAAATCCACCGCCGCCGCCCTCCGCCCCGAAAGGGGCTTTTCTTTTGCCTGCACGAACCTTGTTCACGGTGTGCCCCCACGCCGCCATGCGGCATCATCTCCAAAACACTATGGAGGTGCAGCGATGGAAAATTCTCCCTTGGCTCTTTTTGAGCATGAAAAGTTCGGTTCCCTTCGCGTGATCGAGCACAAGGGTGAGCCGTGGTTTGTGGCGCGGGATGTATGCGCCGTCCTCGGGACGGAGACGCGGGATCTGCCGGACATTCTGGAGCACGACGAGCAACGCCCTATTGTCGATATTATCCACACTCTGAATGATTCCACAGGATTGCGACGCGATAGCCGTATCATTTCAGAACCGGGCCTGTATTCCCTCATCCTGCGTTCCCGCAAGCCCGAAGCCAAGGCGTTCAAGCGGTGGGTGACGCATGAGGTCATCCCCTCCATCCGTAAGACGGGCGGCTACCTGATAGCCAAGCTGGACGATACCCCCGAAGCCATCCTTGCCCGCGCCGTGCTGGTCGCGCAGGACACCATCAGGCGCATCGAAGCCGAGCGCGACGATGCAATCCGCACCAAGGCCGAAATCGGTTCACGCCGCGAGGCCACCGCAATGGCAACCGCCTCCGCAGCCGTACGCAAGGCTGCGGCTCTTGAGAACGAACTTGGGCGGGGCAGGGACTACAAGTCCGTGAAGGGCATCCCGTGGTTCCTTGACATCTTCGATGATACGCCAGCCGCGTACTCCGTCGCGGGACGCAAGCTTTCCGATATGTCCCGCCGTATGGATTACGAAATCCGGGAAATCGAGGACAGCCGTTTCGGGAGCGTGAAGGCGTACCACGTCGACGTGATCGAAGCCTTCCGGCTGTCCCTGAAAAACGACCTGAACATGCTGGGCAAGTACCGCCTTCGCCGTGCCGCATAGCCGAACTTTGTTCACGGTGATTTCGTCCCGGCTCTTTTGCCATGATGACCAAAACAACGGAGGGATACAGAGATATGGCCAGACCCAAAAAGAATACCGCCCCGGAAACAACGCAGGCGACGAAGACGGATACAGTGATGGTTGCCCTGAACCGGACGACCGGGATCACGTTCCCCATGCCCGACGGACGCAAAGTGCTCATCGAAGGCAACGCCGCCAGCCTGCGCGGAAAGGAAAAGGGCGTGCTGCCCGTGGGCGCGTTTGGGCTGACGCGGGTGAACGCCGACGATTGGGCGTACATTGAAAAGACCTATGGCCCGCACATGGAAATCTTCAAGTCTGGGCTCATCTTCGCGCAGGCGCGCAAGGCCGACGCCGTGGACGAGGCCGACGAAAGGGCGGGGCTACGCAACGGGTTGGAGCCCGTGGATGTGGAGAACGACCCCAAGGCGCAGACCGAACCGCTCCAGAGCAAGGCGGGGTTCTAAACCGTGGCTGTTGTTGTCTTTGACCCGCAGGAGTTCCGGGAGGCCTATCCGCGCTTCGTCGATCCGAAGACCGGGCAGCCCCTCCTGACCGATGCACAGCTTCGGCAGGCGTTCGACGTCGCCTGTCTGCTCTTGGACAACACAAACTCATCCCCGGTTCCCTACGACCCGGCCCACGGCGTCATGATCCGCAAGACGCTGCTGTACCTCCTCGTCTGCCATCTGGCGACGCTGGCCTTGTGGCCGATGGGGCAGGCCGGGCCAGTGGCCTCGGCGACGGAAGGAACTGTCAGCATCAGCTTCTCCGTGCCCACGGCGACGGGGAAGGCGTTCTACAACCAGACACCGTGCGGACAGACGTTTTGGCAGGCCATCCAGCCCTATGCCGTAGGCGGGCGCTACTATGCCGCCCGGTATTGGCATCCGTGGGGGTAATGGTGTCCGGAGAACTCGAAAAGCTGCTCAAGCGGTACATTACCCCCGATATCGTCGTGAAGGCCGGGGTGCTCGAAAATGCGACGCGGGGCGAAGGTGGTACTCCCGTCGCAGAGTATGCGGCGTACAACGAATACGGCGCAACAATCGAAATCCCTGAGCGGACGCAAACCTTGTACTTCAAGCGGAAGCGTGACGGCAGCGTCGGGAATCGGTTCGTGAAGAAGGGCAAAAGTGATTTTGCGCAGGATGCGTCGGTCAAAGCCCACACCGTCACCATCCCCTCCCGGCCTTTCCTGCGCTCAACGTTCGATGCCAAGGCAGACGTATGGTGCGATAACCTCGCGGAAGCATTGGAAGCCGGACGGACGCCGAAAGAGGCGATGCGGCTTGTGGGACGCCGCATGGCAGACGACATTCAGGCGACGATTAAGAGCAATATGCCCCCGGACAACGCCGAATCCACCAAGCGCCGCAAAAACGCCAAGGGCGCGGGAAAGGGGACGCTCATCGATTCCGGAAGCCTGCTCAAGTCCATCGATTACGAGGTAGTCAAAAGATGAATCTCCATGAACTTGTGCGTCCGCTTATCAGCATCGTGAACCCTTTCCAGTCGGTTATGATTCTCGTCTCTACAGGCTTCACCGTAAACGCGCAGTATGAGCAGGTCCCGGCATGGGCCCCCGCCGTGGAAGTCATGGCGCAGCCTCAGCCTGTCGCCGACAAGACGCTGCAATTCCTCGTGCAGCAGCGCCAGAACACGATCTGGCACGACTTTTATCTTTCAGGGGACTGGTCGGCCCTTGATCGTCCGGCGGAGCAGGGCGGCGATCTTCTCTACTGGGATGGCGCCGAGTGGCAGGTAGATCAAGTTCTGGAGCGCTGGAATCCCACGGCAGGCTGGACGAAAATCCGGTGCGTGAAGCTCCGGGAAACCGCGCCGCCGGAAGTCGGGGCCACGGAACCGCCCAAAGGGGGAGACGATGAGTGACGGCATCCTCGTGCAGGCCCTCGGCGATTTTTGTAAGCGTTACCTCGGCGATTCCGCCGTTGTTGTCCGCGGCTACGTCAACCGCGTGAGCAAGCCGAAGGCGAAAAACTACGTGCTCGTCACCCCGATGAGCATGACGCGCCTCTCGACGAACCTGCACCAGACCGAGTGCGGCGGAGAGGCCATCGTGCAGCCGCAGCGCCGCCGTGTCCAGCTCGACGTCTACGGCCCGACCGCCGCCGACCGTGCCCAGACGCTCGCAACGCTCCTGCGCGATGGCGTCGGGTGCCGCTTCCTGCAAACGTACGGGATTGCCCCCCTGTACGTCGAAGACCCGCAGGACATGACGCAGGTGGAAGGTGACGAGCAGTACAACCCCCGCTTCATGCTCAACGTGCTGGTTCAGGCAAACCGCGTTGAACACGTTGAGATGGATACTTTTACCGACGCGGAACTTTCCGTACATCCGCTGGCATAGCAAAAAGGAGGGCGCAATGAGCGTCAATGCCGACAAACTGGTTCAAATCATCCCCCGCATCATCGAAGGTGGCACGCCGGGCCTGACCTTCGCCGGGCTCATCCTTTCGCAGTCCGAGCTTTTGCCCGCAGGTAGAGTCGTTCAGTTCGCCAGCGCGCAGGCCGTGGCCAATTATTTCGGCTCGCTTTCGGAAGAGGCAAGCATGGCTTCCATGTACTTCTCCGGCTACGTGAACACGACGAGCCTCCCGGACAAGCTCTTCTTTGCCAGGTACAACGGCGAGGCCGTGGGCGCATGGCTGCGCGGCGCGAAGTATACGGGCAATATCGCCGTGTTGCAGGCCGTCACCAACGGCGCGATGGTCATTTCCATCGACAACACGCCGCACACGCTTTCCTCCGTGGATTTGTCCGCTGCAACCAGCTTCTCGCAGGTTGCGGAGGCGATCCAGAACGCGCTCACGACGGCGGGCGCGACCGGGGCGAAGGTGACATACTCCAGCCAGACCGGGGCGTTCCAGATCGACAGCCCGACGACCGGGGCAAGTTCCGCCGTGGCCTTTCCGACGCCGCCGGAAGCCGGGACCGACCTCGGCGCGCTGCTTCTGCTCACCGAACAGTCCGGTGCCGTCCAGTCCGTAGGCATGGCTGGCCAGACGCTCCCCGACTGCATGACCAACGTGCTCATGTATGCCCGCGATTGGGTGACGTTCTCCACGGTATGGGAGCCCGAGCTTGACGACAAGATCGCGCTCGCACAATGGTGCGCCGGGTATGACACCCGTTTCGCCTATGTGCTGTGGGATACCGACAACGCCGCGCAGGTCGCGGGTTCCACGGCCTCGGCGGGGTATCAGATCGCCAAGGTGCTCGAACTTGACGGGACGGTTCCCGTGTTCAACACGCCTGAGCTCGCCGCGTGGGTCATGGGCACGGCGGCCTCAATCAATTTTGAAGAGACGAACGGACGGCTCACATTCGCCTTCAAGCAAGGCGAAGGGCTTGCCGTAACCTGCGACAACGACGAGAACTATGATGCGCTGATCGCCAATGGCTACAACTGCTATGCGGACTTCGCCACGGCCTCCAGCCAGTTCAAGTTTTTCCAGAATGGGCAGGTTTCCGGCAAATGGGGCTGGCTCGACACCTACCTTGACGCCATCGCCATCAAAGACGGCCTCCAGCTTAACCTCCTTGATCTGTTCAAGGCCGTAAAGTGCATCCCCTACAACGAGAGCGGCTACGGCATGATCCGCACGGCCTGCCTCGACACCATCACGCGGTTTCTCGACTTCGGGGCTATCCGCACGGGCGTGACCCTCTCGAACACCCAAAAGGTGCAGCTCCTCGCGGAAATCGGGCTGGACGTTTCCCAGACGCTTGAAACGCAGGGCTGGTACATGCAGGTCAAGGACCCCGGCGCGACCGTGCGCGGACAGCGCCAGTCCCCCGAATGCAAATTCTACTACATGGACGGCGGCAGCGTGCAGCAAATCGTCATGCCCGCCACGGCCATTCAGTGATGAGGTAAAACATGGCTGACAACTTCGGCAACATGACGATTACAGCGGCAAATTGCACGCTTTTCCTGACGGTTCCCGGGCTCTACGACAGTCCCGTGCAGATCGAGGGGTTCAGCACCGACGCGATGGTCAGCGTCGCCACGAATACCCCAGTCGTCGCGGAAAAGGGCGTTGACGGGCATACCTCCTTTGGGTGGGTTCCGACAAACAAGGAAGTCACAATCACTCTCGCGGCGGACTCGCCCAGCCGCCAGATCATGGAAGATTGGGCCACGTATCAGGAAACCGCTCGGGAAGTGATGCTCTGCAATGCCGAGTTCGCCATGCCGAGCATCAACCGGAAGATCACCGGGAAGCGGGGCGGCCTCACCTCCGTGCAGTCCAGCCCCAACGCCGCTCAGACTTTGCAAGCGAGCGCCTTCGTCATCACCTTCGACCAGTGGACCGCGAGCCCGCTTTAAACCGTGGAGGCCGTCATGCTCAACGAAAAACTTATTTCAATCGACAAGGGCCGCGACGCCGGGAAGACCTTCAAGGTCAAGGAAATGCCCGTCACGAAACTGGAAAAATGGGCCGCCCGCGCGCTGCTCGCCGTCTTCGGTTCCGAGATGCCCGCCGACATCCGGGCGCTCTCCGCGTCATCGAACACAGCCGCGCTGCTTTCCGCCGGACTCCGGGGGCTGTCCGGGCTGAAGTGGGAACTAGCAGAACCACTCTATGACGAGCTCCTCGGACAGATCTACCGCGTCCCGAACCCCGGAAAGCCCGATGACACTATCCGTATCACCCCGCAAAACCTCGACGCCCATGTCGAGGACGTGGGGACGATCTACCGCCTGCGCTGGGAGGCCATCGCCGTCTGCCTGGATTTTTTGCAGGGCGGCGAGGGCTTGACCTCCCGCCTGTCGCAGATCTTCAACCTCTCGGACTCCGGGACTACGCAAACCTCCCCGGATGCGTCGGCATCCCGGTAAGCCGAAACCTCGCGACGCTGCACGAGATGCAAACCGTGTACGGCCTGTCCGATGCCTACGAACTAATGGAAATTATTGCAGTGGACGGCCACAACCAACGCCTCTGGAGCAAATTCCATGAACGCAGGTGAACTCGTCGTTTCCCTCATCCTCTCCGCAGGGGCTTTCAAAGCTCAAGTGCAGAACGCCCAAAAAGGGCTGGACGGCGTGCAGGCCGCAGCCGTTGACGCGGGGCGTGATGTATCTGATGCAGCCAAAAGAGGTGGACGCGGCCTTGATAATCTCGGCTCGTCTGCCCGTTCTGCCGGAAAGGAACTCGAAGAGGCAGGGAATCGGGGCGCGCTCAGCTTTGAAAATCTTAAAGGAACACTCACGAAGGTTCTTGGGATGATTGGTGGCGTCGCCTTTATCAAAAGCCAATTCGCGGAGTTTACCGAAGCAGCCCTTGAAGTTGATACGGCGAGCAAGACTCTGGGGATGGACATCAAGGAGTTCCAAGGCTGGCAAAATGCGGCGGAAAAAGTTGGGCTTGAGACGCGAGATCTTGTTCAGCTTTTCGGGGACGTCAGCGACCGGATGTATGATGCCGTCCTCCATGACTCCGGGCCGTTCAAAGACGCAGTTGAGGATATTGGAATCTCTTTAAAGGGAGTCAAAGAAGGGGCCACTTCATCCGCGGATATGCTTTTGCAATTTGCCAGAGCTGTAGAAAAAATGCCGAAAGACAAAGCGCACGGCCTTCTCACTCAGTACAGCTTCGATCCTGAAAGCATCAAACTCATCATGATGGGGGAAAAAGAGCTTGAAAAGCTGATCAAAACGGGAAAGGAGAAGGCCCGTTTTGACAAACGAGATATTGAGAACGCACAGAAGCTACGGGAAGCGCAACAGCGTCTTAATGCAGCTTGGCGCACCATCTCAGCCCTTTTCGCCAGCACCGTCTCCCCTGCGGTCACATTCTTGACGAACCTGCTCGGAGACCTCCTCGGGTGGGTGAAAGAAAACAAGCAGTTCGTGATCGTCTTCTTTACGGCGTTAGCCGGGGTCATTACGACGCTCATGCTCCCGGCGTTGAGCGCGATGGCGACGGCGGCATGGGCTGCGATTGCGCCGTTTACGCCGTTGATTGCAATCGCGGGAGCCCTCGCGCTGGCCATCGACGATCTCATTACCTACATCGACGGAGGTGAGTCCGCTTTTGGAGACTTTTGGAAGATGTTCGGTACTGGCGACGAAATCGGGGCTCGGTTCAAGGCGTTGTGGGAAGGCATCAAAAGCATCCTTGCAAGCGTCGGTGCCGCGCTGAAAGCTGTTGCGAAATTCTTCATCCTCATCTTTTCACTGACGGGGCAGGGTATTGTCGCGGCAATCGATGGGATCTGGAAGGGGGTCACCAAGCTCTATGATGTGCTTGTCGAAATGCTGAACTGGGTAGCCCAGAAGCTCTACAATTTGCTTCCCGACTGGATCAAGGACTGGCTCGGCGGCGATGAGTCTTCGCGACCGGAAGAAACGAAGGCCGAGGCCAAGCCCGGCGGGGTCGCCGATTCGATGCGGGTTGATGATGTCCGCCCGTCTATTCTGCCGCCGCAGGTGCGCGCCGGGGATGCGCGTCCGGGAAGCGTGAGCAACGTCAACAATTCGCGTCAGGTGACGTCAACCACCAACGTCGGTGAGGTCAAGGTCTACACGCAGGCTACGGATGCGGAAGGGATGGCCCAAGGAGTGGTTCCGGCACTTCGTAATCAAACCGCGCAAGCAGACAGCGCATTCGGGTACTGACATGGCATTCGGCGCGCTCCCACCGGGACAGCCCGGCAACTGGTCGATTTTCGATAAAGACGGCGCTAAGGCCCTCGACTTCGACACATTCTTTTCCTGCTCGATCAAGGCCGAGAACAAAATCAGCTCCAACCCCGTCGAGAAAGGGAGTTTCGCGGATTACAACAAGGTCGCTTCTCCCACGGCGGTGTCGGTCGTGCTGGGCCGCACGGGGAAGAGCGACGAGCTTGCGGCATTTCTGACGTCGCTGGACAAGCTGGCGGACAGCACCGACCTCGTGAGCATCGTCACCCCGGAAAAGACGTTTCTCGACTACAACCTCGTCTCCTACGACTACGACCGCAAGGCTGAAAACGGCGTGGACAGGCTGCTTGTGGGGCTCATGCTGCAAGAAATCCGGCAGGTCGAGCCGCAGTACAGCAACGAAACGATAAAGCCAATCAGCAAGGCGCAGGCAAAGAATCCGACCGACGCAAGCACGACCCCGGCAGGGAAACAGCAAGCACAGAAAGTGGGGCCCAGCACTGCCGCGAGGATAAAAAAGGGTGCGCAAGAATGGCTTCGCGGAGGTTCGGAATGATGACCGTACCGCTCCGACAGGAGCCGAACCAGAGCCTCCAGATTGTGCTTGGGGAACAGAACTGCACCCTCCGGTTTATCTCCCGAGGCGTGAACCTGTACTGCGACCTTGCCATTGACCAGACGGTCATCTGGTCTGGGTTCATCTGCCGCAACCTCGTCGGCTTGAAGCTGTACGACTATCTCGCCTTCCGGGGGCAGCTCTACTTTGTCGATATGCAAGGCGAAGAGGATCCGCACTGGTCGGGCCTCGGCAACCGATTCCAGCTCGTTTATGTCGAAGAAGGGGAAACGCTGTGAACACGAGCTTCACCAAAAAGTTGCTTGAAGCGCACATTACGCTCGCCGATGGCGGCTTCAACACGGCTACCGGGCAAGGTGCGAACACAAAGATCATCCGGCTCGGCATGGATGTGGACATCCAGAAGCCCGGCGGGAAAGAGAAGAACAAGGCCAAGGTCAAAATTTTCAACATGCCATTGGCTGATATGGAGACGCTGACGACGCTGGCGTTCAAGCCGTTGCAGGCGTCGAAAAACCGCATTGCCGTGTACGCGGGCGATGAAGAGCACGGGATGTCGCTAGCATTCTCTGGCGATATCGTGAGCGCCGTCCCGAACTTCAATTCCGCCCCTGATCCCTCTTTCGATATTGAGTGCATCACGGGATACGTCGCCAGCATTACGCCCGTGCCGCCGTTGACGGCGCAGGGCTCGCAGGACGTTGCCACGCTCATGCAGGGGCTTGCGAAGCAAATGGGGCTCGCTTTCGTCAACAGAGGCGTGTCCGTTTCCCTTCGCAATGTCGCTATCGTCGGGGGCCCGATGGAACAGGCGCAGCAGCTTGCCCACGATGCCCGTATTGACCTCATCGTGGACGATGGCGAGATGGTCATCTCCCCACTTGCGACGCTTCGCAGCGATGACGGCGGCTCGACGCCCGTCTGGTCCGCGAAAAGTGGCATGATTGGCTATCCGAGCTTCGATAACGAGGGCGTGACGGTGAAAGGCATCTACGAGCCGAAGCTCCAGCTTGGCGGCCCGGTGCGCATCGAGAGCATCGTCCCTCGCGCATCAGGCCTCTGGCAGGTCGTGAGCCTGAGCCACAAATTGCAGGCAGGCTATCCCGGAGCAACGCAGTGGATAAGCCAGATCAAGGCAAGCTATCCCGGAGCGAAGCCGAAGAAGGACAAGAAATAATGCAGGGACAACGCGGTCTTTCAACAAATTCCAGCGAGTACAACGCGCAGGACTTCATGATCAGCCAGATGCTCGGGCGCATCGCCACGGCTGAACCCGTGCGCGTGGTCGCCGTCTCCGGCTCGGGCGTCTCCCCGGTGGGCTTCGTCGACGTGCAGCCTCTCGTCAACCTCGTGACGGGCGAACAGAAGGCGCAGGAGCAGAGCGTGCTCTTCAAGCTCCCGTACCTGCGCGTCCAAGGCGGCAAAAACGCCCTCGTCATCGACCCGCAGCCGGGCGACATTGGCCTGGCCGTTTATGCTATGCGCGACACGGAATCACTCAAAGAGAGCCGCGGAGCGGATGGGACCGTCAATCCGGGGTCAGCCCGCGCCATGAGCAAAGGCGACGGCTTCTATCTCGGAGGCTTCTTGAACGCGGTGCCGGAACGCTATGTGCTGGTCGACGACGAGGGCGTCACCATCGAAGGAGTGGCCAAACTGACGATGCACGGGGAAACTTCCGTCCTGACGGCGGAAAACGGCCTCACCATCAACGCCGATGTGCGCATCAACGGATCCTTGACGTGGACGGGCACGGCGCAGGGTGACGGCGGCCCGGCCCGGTTCTCCGGCGGACTCACGAACGCGGGAGGGACGGTTGAGAGCAACGGTAAGGTCTTGGAAACCCATGTTCATACCGGGGTCGAGCCCGGTTCCGGCATATCCGGACAACCACAGTAACGGGAGGTGTTATGCCTGATTTTCAGTACCAGCCGCCTACAGGACCGCTGTCCAGCAGCGAATTCGAGCGACAAACCACACGGTTCTTTCAGCAAGTGCAGGGAGCCGTAGACGCAGCACAGTCTACCGCAATAGCTGCACAGATCACTGCAAACGAGGCGATCGAGCGAGCTCAAGCCTCAAACCTTGTCGACGGGAAGACCACGCGGGCCGACGCGGGCGGCGTGATCACCGTGAAGGACGTGGCGATTGGGGGGAACCTTGAGGATCTGGCGAGTGCGCGGGGACAGATTGGGCCCGCAAGAGAACTTGGAAACAACGTGGATTTTAATACCGTCACTGAAGCAGGTCTTTATCTGATAAATGCCACAGGGAGCGTGAACGCCCCTCGGGGAAATCAGGCTTTCTTTTTGCAGGTGGTTCGAAGTGTTAAAGGAGCAATCACCAAAAATCTGTTTCAGATTGCTTACAATTATTCGCCTGTAGCCGACTTGGTTTTTATCCGCCAGTATAGAATGGCGAGTTCATCTTGGTCTGTCTGGACGCAGTTCATCACATCTTCCCAGGTCGGCGACGGCCTCACCGTCAACAACGGGATCATCTCCGTTCCCGAGTACGTAGGCGCGACGGCATCGGCAGCCGGGACAAGCGGCCTTGTTCCGCCCGCAGCCGCCGGACAAGCCACCTACGTGCTCTGTGGCGATGGAGAGTATCGAGACATAGCGACGCTTGTCGCCGCTGCGCAAGCTCGGCTTGCAGATAAGGCAGCCTCATGAATTTCCGAACGGTTTTGAACGTACGCGCGCTGTCCAATATTCGTGATGAAGTGCAATCATCTGCCGAAGTGGTAGATTCGGGGCTCCTATCATTACGTCTTGATGAACAGTGGGATTTGACGCTCTCCGTGGGGGGCAATCTTGCTTCGGCAGGGGGGACTATGCGCATCGTGCAGGATGTCGCATCGTATGTACGCACATTCCAAGGAGAACCGTACTACGTGCAGCAAGACGGAATACCGTACTTCATGCGTGAGCTTGGGGCCCTCCCTCCCTCCGAGCTCGTGCGGGCACGCTCAAATGCCCGCGCGCTTGAGGTCCCCGGCGTAGCGCAGGCCAACACGCAGCTTTCCCGGCTTGACCGCCGCGTTTTGACCGGAACAATCCGCATCACTACGGAAACGGGGGAAACCGCAGATGTCGCAGTCTAGCATCGATTTTACCGAAAACGGCCCTGTCGTACCCGACACAGCGACCGTCCGGGACGCTGTCGAAACTGATTGGCAGGCGGCATTCGACAATCGGCTGAACCCGGATCCGGCCACGCCGCAGGGACAGCTCATTACCTCAGAAACGGCCATCGTGCAGGACAAGAACAGCCAGCTTTTGTTCCTCTCGAACATGTTCAACCCCGAGACTGCGGAAGGCATCTATCAAGACGCGCTCGCCAAAATTTACTTTCTGACCCGACAGCCCGCCCGTTCCACGGTCGTCCCCTGTACCTGTACGGGGCTTCCCGGCACCGTCATCCCCGGCATCGGCAGCGAAGCCCCGGCGCTTGCAAAAGATGCGGACGGGAACATTTTAGTCTGTCAGATGGGGGGGACGATCCCCCAATCCGGCAGTATTATCCTTGATTTTGCCTGTCAGGTTCCGGGGCCTATTGAAATCCGGCAGGGAACTGTGACTACGATTGTACGCACCATCCCCGGATGGGATACGATCACAAACGCCGATGGGATTACCGGGCAAAACGTCGAGAGCCGGGCCGTGTTCGAGTCCCGACGCTACGCCAGCGTCGCGAAGAACGCCCGGAGCGTCGCCGCCGCCGTCTATGCCAACGTTGGCGATCTGGATGGCGTGCTTGATGTCTGTGTGCGCGAGAACAAAACTAGCGCGCCGCTTGAAGTGCAGGGCGTTACGCTCAAGCCGCACTCAATCTATGTGGCGGTCGTCGGCAGCGCGACGGATAGTGATATTGCTGAGGCCATTTACGCCCGTTGTTCAGCCGGATGTGATTACAACGGCAACACCAGCGTCACTGTGACCGATCCGGTAACCGGAGCGGTCGAGACGGTACTCTTTGAGCGCCCGGAATCGCTCCCGGTGGGCATTCAGGTGACTATCCGCAAAAATGCCTCAATGCCGAGCAACGTCGAAGAACTCATCAAAACCGCCGTTGTCGCCGAATTCTACGGAGAAACCGCCGACGCCTGCGGAAATACGGGCCAGCGCGTTCATATCGGGGATACGGTGTATGCAAGCCGCTTTTATTCCGCCGTGCTCGGAACGGGCGTCACCGACTTGGTGGGTATCGAAATCGCGGCGCCCGTCGGCGAAGGCTCCCCAACATGGGGAGACTACATCACAATCAATATAGATGAAGCCCCCACGCTCGTCTCCGATAACGTCACTGTAACTATCATCGAAACGAGGTCGGGCCGTGGATAACTGGCGCGAAACGATACTTTCGCAGTACGACAACTCGGAGCGGCTGTTGGCGCTCATCGAATCGATGAATGCCGCCATTGCGCCCACGGCGGATATTGCGGCGTTCTATGAGTCCGTCTTTGACCCCGAAACGGCATTCGGATGGGGGCTTGACGTGTGGGGACGCATCGTCGCCATCCCACGGACGCTTGAAGTAGAGGCGACGGATATCAAACCGTTCGGTTTTACGGGATCAAACCTCAGCAACTTCGGGCACGGTCCTTTTGCATATGAGAGCAAATCGAACACGTTCATACTTCAAGATAACGCATACCATCTTTTGATCTGGATGAAAGCAGCTTCGAACATCACCGACGGCAGTCTCCTAGATTTGAACAAGATCGTTCATTGGCTTTTCTCGGATCGCGGTCATATTGCCGTCGTGCATGTCGGAACGATGAAAATACGCTACGTCATCGGCTTCAAGCTCCAGCCCTATGAACGGGCGCTTCTCCTGCGCGATGACGTACCCCCCAAGCCTGCGGGCGTCGGCTATGACGTCTATCAGGTCATCCCGAAACATACCTTCGGTTTCGCCGGATCCGGCGGTCAGAATTTCAACCACGGCGTTTTTCAGCCATATGGAGGCCCTGTAGATGCCTATTCCCTCGACTCCTAGCATCATGCCCAACGTCTTGGGATATGCAGCGGATACCGTGCAGATCCCTGAAACGACCCCGACAGGTCAAGGTATTCCTTCTTTCCGGGATCTCTTTCCGTTCATCACGCAGGTCGACCCCGACGCGGGCGGCGTCATGGTCGAACGGGCATGGATGAATGCGCTTTTCAACCTGCTTGGGCAACACGCTTTTTTCCAGCAATCAGGCTGTGTTTACCCATGGCAAGCAACGCTTGACTATATTGCCGGGTGCCACGTCATGGGAAGCAACGGCATCGAGTACATGGCTCAACAGTCGAGCGGACCGGACGTCCCGGGGGTTGGGGCAAAGAATCCGACAACCGACACGGGGGTATATTGGAAGGCTTTCGTTGCAGGCGGTGGGAGGATTCCCGGCGAAGTGGTGCCGTTCTATAACGTGAAACTCGGCGGGCCCGCCAATCGCAACCCCATCTTCTGGGGGCAGTCCGAGCCCGATACGGGCTGGCTCATCTGCGACGGCGGCAGTGATGGGCTGGGCGGTTCCGTGCTCGACATGCGCGGAAAGTTCATCATGGGTGCGAATGGTGTTGATGACGCAGGGCAGACGGGAGGCGCGAGCAGCGCCACCCCCACCATCACCGTCAATAATTCAAAAACCAGTTTGACAGTAGACCCGACGACTTTAACCAATGCACAAATGACTGCGCACGATCATTCAGGGATTGTGTTGGCATATAATCAGCCGAGTGGGTATACGTATACATTAGGAGAATCGGACGGTCGATCATCTATCGGTATCAATGGTGGAAGCCAATCTCATTATCATAGTGTATCAGACCCAGGTCATACACATACGGCGTCGGCCTCACCTGTCGCAACACTCCCCCCATATTATAAGCTCATCTACTGCGTTAAGCTCCCGGCAGTTTGACCCATAATAGGTAAAGGAGACTATATGAAACAGCATGTAACCGTCGTCTCGTCCGACAGGCTCATCATCATTGACGGAAACGCATTGCGCTTTGACTTTCCCGCTCCTGAGAACATGCACGCACTCCAATGGCATGACGGAAGCGGTCACATCGAATGGACGGACGACATCAACCATCCGTTGACGCCTGACGATTATGAAGCGGATGTTGCCCCGTTCGTTGATCTCTGGGAAGCGGAAAAGGCCCGGATTGAAGAAGAGGCCGCGGCAGCCGAAGCCTCCCGGCTTGCCGAGTACAACTCGGAACCGGCCCGCGCCGCACGCATCCGTGCCGAGCGTGACCGCCGCCTTGACGCGACGACATGGCTTGTCGAACGGCACAAGGAACAGACCGCAGGGAATATCGAAACTTCGATAACCGGGGAAGACTATGCCGCACTGTTGACGTACAGGCAAGCACTCCGCGATTTGCCGCAGCAGGAGGGCTTCCCTTGGGAAGGGCCGGACGATCCGAAATGTCCGTGGCCTGACGAGATCCGATTCGTGGCGAAAAAGTCGGATTGAATATACAAAAAAATCCCCCTCCCATGTTCTGCCCCTGATGAGGCATATCATGAGAGGGGGATTTTCTATACGTGATTCTATGCGTGATTTACTTTGTGTAGATGTTTGGTGTATACCAGTTTGTACCGTAATATCCTTTGTTTTTAGCTAAATGCGTATGCATAGATACCCATGCACAAGATTGGAAATCGTGTGTACTCAAAAGGTACCGGGAGTTCGAATCTCCCCCTCTCCGCCATAAATTTCAAGGGCTTGTTGAAATTCAACAAGCCCTTTTTTCGTATCTCAATCACCTTCATGCGTGATTCCATGCGTGATGTCCTCAAAAATACCCGCAGCTTCTCTATCAACGCCAAGGTCATGCAAATAGATCTCTGTGGTGCGGATGTTCATGTGTCCAAGCACCTTTTGCGCCCGGCGCGGGTCTTTAAGATGGGTAGCCATGAAGTGGCGCAGGCTGTGGGCCGCAAAGAACGGTATGCCCGCCTTCTCGCAAAGGCGTTTCATAAGGTACTTGATGCGCGGCGTGGTGCGCGGGTATGGAAGACCCGTTCCGGGGGCTTCAAAAACGAACCGCTCATTTTCGCGTAAGGCATAGAGACGGAACAGCACGCTATATAATGTAGGGCTCATGGCAATCGTGCGTGATTCCCGGTTCCCGCCCCGGCGTTTGCTTGTCCACAGCCGGACGGTCCTGTTTTCCAGATCGACATCTTCCCACGCCATTTCGCGGATTTCGGAAATGCGCCCCGCCGTATGGAGAAGGCAGAGCAGGAAATCCCGCTCGAACCCTGTAGCGCAGGACATGAGCTTGGCAACGTCACCTTTCGGTGGAATATATTTCACGGCCTGCACTGTGGCGAAAGGCTCAGTCTGGCGCGCAATATTGACCGGAACGTACCCCTCTCGTGCGGCCCATGAGTAAAGCGCTGATAACTCGATACGGTACTTGTTCGCGGATTTTGCGCTCACGGCTTCCTTGGCTGCTTCAAGAAAGGCTTCCAGATCGTTTTTTGTGATAGTCGAGAATTCGGTTTTAGGTCCGATGAACTTGTTTAGCTTTCGAAGAACGCTTTTCTTATAGATGAGTGTGTTCTTCTTGCATCTTCCTTCGCGTTTTTGAAGATAGAGAGCCGAAACCTCATACAAGGCCAAGCGTTTGGGCATAGTTGCGGATTTCTTGACGATTGATTCCCATTCGAGCGCCTTCATCTTGCTCAAGAATCCGCCCCGGTACGCGATTCTTTGCCCTCCTTCGAACACTTCCGCCGCGTATCGCATACCATTCTTCGTCTTGTATTTCCTGATGGACATGAGAAACCTCTTTGAGTGTATCGCTATCCCAAAGGAAGCGGACGGAGCGGAGCGTTTTTCCGCGTCCTACGGGGATATGGGGGTATATTTTCCAAATTCTACGGAACGTTTCCCGGCTGATGCCGAGCCGCTCGCTCATCTCGTCGGCGGTGAGTGTTTCCATCTTATCCTCCCTACGCAGCCCGCTCGTACACCCGCGTCCCGATCTCAGCGATCTGCGGGTCGACTTTTTCGAGCGCATTGCACAGCGTGGTCAGCGTTTTGAGCAGGTTGTGCCAGTGAAGGCCCCGGAAGTAGGCGGGGCAGGTGTTCCGGCAGTCCTCAAGGAAGGTCAGTCCGGCCCACATCCCGGCGGCCCATTGCGTCCAGCGGGAAGCGTCGGAGGAAGCGGCCTGAACATCCCCGACGTGCCCGGCAAGGATATGGAACCGGGCATCCAGATCTCGCTTCGCGCCTGCGGAGAGCTTGCGCTTCTGCGTGTCGTCCGCACATCGGTCGATCCAGCGGTTGACCTTCTCGACCTGCTTTCCAAGGTCGCCAAGCTGAGCCAGCATTTCCGGCTTGAGGAAAGAAATCGCCACGGTGATCATGGACAGGGCCAGAACACAGCGGGTGTGCTGGATGGCCTCGTGCGGGTAGGGGATTACGGGGTTGATGGGTCTTCGCATGTTCTCCTCCAGAAAAGGAAAAGCCCCTTTCGGGGCTATTTCGGTTCGTGCTTGGCTTTGGCGTTCCAAGCGTCTATGGCTTCCTTGAGTGTATCGAAAAGCAGAGTTTTTGCGGGGCATCCAACTTTATCACAAGAGACGCGCCACATTTCGACTATGCCGACAAAGGTTGTTGCCAATCTGCACTCTGTGTATGCCGAACCGTTGCATACAGGGCACGGTTTCAAGGCCATGGCTATTCCTCCGGTTCGCGGGGGGAGTTGATGAGGTATCCATGCTTTTGCGCCACGCAACGTCAGTTCTTCGGACATGGTTCCTCCGCGTTCTTGATAGCTATCCACTTTTTCGTTTCGCGGGGTTCGGGGATGGGGCCAGCCCATTGTCCATGCAAGATGGACATCCAGTTACCAACACCTCCAATCACGGCATATAATTCGTTCATTTTACGAGAGTCATGCTTGATCCATGCGATGCGGATGCCATATTCATCCTTGAACCAGTACCACCCTGGCACCTTCGGCTCGTCCGTCCATGCGAGGGAACGGGGGAGGGCGTTCCATGCGGCACGCGCCTCCTCGATAGTATCTTTTTTAGGTCCGAGTATATCACAACACGGACAATAAATTCGAATTGTTGTGGGGTCATAGTGCACCCATGCTCTTCCTCCACACGCCGGGCACGGTAGCAACGTCAGTTCTTCGGACATGGTTCCTCCAGCATTTTTCTGATTGTCATAAGTGAATCATCAACGTAGAGAAGTTCATTGACAGCGGAATCGAGCAAGCATTGATACCGCTCCTGTCCACATCGTTCCTTCATTTCTCTCAGATGTTCGACGATTGCCCCGATTTCCCATTGCCGCTGCTCAAGTCCCGCATCAAGTCCGTTCAGCGCGTGCTCGTTCATCTGCCTTCCCCGCACGGCCTCGTGTGCGGCTTCTACAAGACCATACAGACTTCCGTAATCACTAGCCGTTCCGTTAAATGCTACAGCGGCTATCCAAAGATTGGACTGTTCCAATAAATATGCCTCCAGCTCCGTAGCCTCCAAGGCATTGCGAACTGCGGAAAGTTCCATGTCAAGGAGTCTAAGCGCGTCCTGCTGTTTTTCGATACGGTCGCACAGCGCGATCACGATGTCTGGGGTAATGGCCTCGTCCCACGCCTTGCCGTCCGCGCCGTTCTTGTCTGCCTCTGCGATAGCCCGGATGCGGGCGAGTTCTTCGGGGGTGATAGTCATTCTTCCGGCTCCGTGGCTTCAAAGAAGTCCTGCAAAATTTCATTGGGTGTTGCGTCCATGCCCGGCATCCCAGCCATAGTACAAGACATGTCTTGCACCATCTCGATCAGCATCGGCACGGCGTTGCACGCGGCGACGATATATGCGGCGTTGTCCGGTTCTGTGGACATGTATTTCATCCGGCAGATGATGCGCTCTTCTTTATCGGTGATGTAGTATTCTTCTTCATCCTCTCCAAAAAAGAGTTTCTTCCTGAGATAATAGGGCGGCATGATTGCCGCCTCCCTAAGCCGTTCCAGTTCGTCAAGCCATTCCTGTGCGGTCATTCCGCTATGTCCTCCCACATTTGATCAGTAACAAGACAACACCATCCGTCAGGCGTGGGCCAGAATGGGCAACAGCCATTTTCCACTGGGCACGCACCACGGCGGCATCGTTCGGCAAGCTGTGTTGGGGGGAAGTCTTTGTACTCTGGCAGTACGTCCTCATTATACCAATCAGCTGGAGTGACTTTTCGGCATCCCTTCATCATCTTGCAGTGCTCACCGCCTCCCGCAGTTCCTTTCCCGGCCTGAACTTCACGGCCTTGTGCGCGGGGATGGGGATGCTTTCCCCGGTGCGCGGATTGCGGCCTTGACGTTCGGTCATCATGATCGAGTTCATGGTGCCCGTGGTGTCTGAATTTCGAAGCATCCTGACAAATTCGGATCTGTTCATGGCGTTACCTCAAAAGAAAGGCCCGGTGGTGAGCCGGGCCGGGGTGGTTATTCTGCCCACGCCGGGCATCCGGCGCGCTGTTCGCAGTCGGAGCACGTCCAGTCGCTGACCTGCGTTTCGGTTTTCGGACAGGTGATCATGTTGGCGGCGGGGGCGGGTTGCGCTTCCGGCTGCGCGGGTACTTCCGGGGCGTCCTGTTGCGCTCCGTTCCGCATGGCTTCGGCGGCAAGTTGCTTGGCCTTTTCACACTGCGCAGTGGTCCAGTTGCGGGCATAGGCGTTCACCAGTTTTTCGACGTCCTCAAGAGGGTTGCCCGTGGCCAGCCATGCGTCCGCGGCTTCTTTGCGTCGGGCTTCCATTTCTGCGTTGGTGGGGCGGCTACGCTTGGACGGGGTATCCTTATCCTGCGCTTCTTCCTTCATTTCCTGCACGGATACGCGATATGTCCCGTCTTCGGCGGGTTCGAGATCATACGTGTCCTGCACTTCTTCGGCGGTCTTCAAGCCCATGGCGATCTCCGGGGCATAGGCCCGGACGAACCACGACGCCGCCCGGTAACGGAGCATCAGTTCCGGCATGGACTGCCACTTGCTCCCGTTCTTGCCGTACCATCCTTCCTTTTTTGCCAGTCCGATAGTGATGAGCGGTCCAGCCAGCTTTTCCCCTGTGGCGAGTTCGGTAGCCACGGCGCGGCATCCCCATTCATCCTTGCCTTCCTCGCCCTGAAATTCGTAGCGGATGGACGTAAACCGCCCGCATTGATTGAGGGTGGCGATCAGGAATTGTGCGGACCATGCGGGGCGTCCATGCACGATATAGAGGTTCTGGCAGACCATGAGCGGGTTGGCCCCCATGCGCAGGGCCATGTCCACAGCGATCACGCAGTTGGGGAGGTTCCCTTGGAACTGCTGCGGCACGATGTTGGAGGCCGCAAACAGTTTGGCCGTGCGCTGGATGAGGTCGAAACCGCCCACAGTATCGAAGCCCGCCTTGATGGAAGGGTCGAGGGGCGGCACGGGCTTCTTCAATTCGGAAAGCGTGGTTGTCTGTGGCTGTTGGCTCATGGGTTATCGTCTCCATTTGCAGGTGTTGAAGATGGGGCAGTATTTTTCCCCGCACCCGTTGGAGCGGGGATTGCCGTAAAAGTTGCCGCTATGAATGAGGGTTGCGGCCATTTCGAGAAGACCGGGAAATTCTTCGTCGCCGATGAGGAGGTCCCGCCCGCCGGAGATTGTCCCTGTGGCCACGCGTTGGCCTCTTTCCGTTTTGGCGACTTGCAGCCCGATGATCTGGGCCGGGGCTTCGATGCAAATGTCCGTGCTGTGCTCGGCCAGTAGTTCGTAGACGGCGAGTTGGGCGGCATGTCCCTGTGTCTTGCAGGTTCCGTCCGCGCCGACGGCGGATTTCCCGGTTTTGATGTCGGCAATCCCATAACCGTCCTCCGTCCGCCTCACGCGGTCCACGGTTCCCGTTAGAGCGATGCCAAGATCCGCGATGTCCAGCCGTTCGCAGGTGGCCTCGACCGCCGCATAGGTTTGCCGGGGCGCGATGGTGGAGCAGTACAGGCGGTGCAGGGAGAGGGCGATACGCTCGGCTTCCGTGGGCTGGAGGTCGTCCCAAAGGACTTCTTCATCCGGCTTGTGGATGGCGTCTACAGCGGCGCCCGCCGCTTCGTCCGGGGTGATGCCCGTTCCGTTCATGCGCGAAGTGTCAAACAGCGCCGTGCTGGTGTGGACGGCGGTTCCGAGCCGTGCGGAACCGCTGGAAGGCGTCCGTAGTCCGCGGATGTTTTGGGCTTCCCATCGGGCCGGGCATTCAAACAGCCCGGCGAGGCTGGAAGCACGAATCAGAATCGGTTCCTTGATATTCATCGTTCCGCCTCCACGCTCAGGGGTGTCATGTTGTTGAAGAGTTCTTGGTCTTCCCATTCGAAATAGCCCATGAGCAGGAAGCAGAGGACGATCAGGGCGACGCGCCACGCGACGGGGTATTGCTCTATCCACTTCATGCCGCATCCCTCTTGCGTTCGGTTTCGGAAACCGCGTTGAGTCTGGCGGATACGGCGTCAATGGCGACATCGAGAAGTCCCCGGACTGTGTTGGGGTCGAACGTGACGATGTAGTCGCGGACGTCCTCGTAGGTGCAGTGGGCGAGTTCGTTGCCGTCGATGTCGTTCACGAATCCGATGCCTTGCGGTTCAAAGATCGGAGTGACGCGGCAGGCCGCGGTGCGGAGATGCACCAGCCGGGAAAGCTCTGAATCCAGTTCATGAGCGGTCATCTTGTTCAAGTCCTTCATGGTTCCTCTCTCCTGCGTTGAAGTCTGGATCGGCGTCCCAATCCCGATGTAATCCCGGAAAATCCGGGATTGTTCGAGGCTAGGATGATTATTCGCCGTCGCCGTAGCCGGAGCCGTAGCCGGAGCCGTCGCCGGAGCCGGAGCCGTAGCCGGAGCCGTCGCCGGAGCCGGAGCCGTCGCCGGAGCCGTCGCCGGAGCCGTTTACTCCTGCCATACTTCCACCTCATCGAGAGAGAGCTTTGCCTTTTCAGTGAGCGGAAGCACTTCGATCACTTGGGTCAGGTGAACGGCATCGACCGGAGCGGGAAACTTGCAGTCATCCGGGTTACTCGTGCCGTCCTTGGAAAGCTGAGAAAGGCTTGCCGCTCCAGCCCAGTACCAGACTCGGCGGGCATTCGTGACGACGGCTTCCTGACCGTCCATGTTTTCGAGTTTTCCATAGAAAACCCCGGCGCTGTAGGTTCTGACGATGACGTTCTGTCCGATGAATGGGGAGAGCGTAGGCATAGTGTCCTCTTTGGTTGGTGTTGATGAATGTTCCCAATCCCGTTTCCTGCCCCGGAATCCGGGGCAGGTGCGGGGCTAGGCGCTTTACCAAGCGGGGTGGAGTGTTGCGGGGAAGTCGATGCCGGGGAGAACACCGAAGTCTTCGCGTTCTGGCAAAACTGCGGGAATCTCGGAAATTCTCATGAGTATGGTCGAAGGCATACCCTCGCTGGCTACAGCCTCCGCGAAGTCTACCGCTTTCGTCTTCGTCTCGAACTCATCAACCAATGGGCCGCTTTCCGAATGCGAAATTACGATGAACTGCATCATGGCTATTCTCCTCTGTTTTGAAATTCGTTCCGGAGTCCCGGAATCAATGAAAAAGCCCGGCGTAGTTCCGGGCTTCGATGATTCAAGGCAAGCACCCGACGGGGCCAATCCCCGCCGGGGCGCGCTCCCATGCGGCACATCTCAACGCATGGTTCGGCGCAACGCGCATTGTCGCTGCGCCTCTCATGCGGGGCGGTGAATTGTCAGAAAGTCAACTGACCGCCCGGATGTAGAAATTCGTATTTCATCACGTTTCACGGCCCGATCTTTGTGTCGTAACCGTGGGCCCTGTTGGTCGGCTCGGCCCCCGTCGCTTCGGTGCGCTTTGCGCTTCGGCCTTCTTTTCAGCCGTTTTTCCGTCCCGCCGTCCCTACGCGGCCTGTCTCCACATCACCCCATTTCCTGCCGTCGCGTGCTTCCCGCTCCCAAAGGCTTGCGCTTGCCGTGCTCGTACTTGTTGGGGCTTCCTCCGTCCGGTTCCAGCTTTCAGCGGGCCGTTGCCGCGCCGTGTTCGCCTTCCCCGTTCGTTGTGAAACCATAATAGCAAATTCGCTAATAGTGAGTCAATGTAAATTTGCGTATTCAATAATAACAAGGTAAAACAATAACCGCCGACACCATGAAGGCATCGGCGGTCACGCTTGGCGGGCACAAAAAAAGCCCCTCATGGGAGGGGCCGGAGGAATGATGGAAGATATCTTAGCTAACGGCTTGCCTATTATAGCGATGTGGACAGCTAAATACGGTGAGGGCGGTTTCTATGTCCTCACTTCCGCCGACTGCGGGCCAGCCTTTTATATGGATATGGGAAAGGCTGGGGCCGCCCGTTTCGTCAAGCCTAAAACGAACGTGAACTTGACAGGATTCTCTTTAGACGAGTGCAGGGTTTTCACCCTCGGCCATGTCTACATCATGGAAGGGGTCACGCCTTGGGTGCGGACACACGGGGCGCAACCGGCAAATAATATGCTCCTGGCGTCCTCTCTTAGATCCGAGACAGAAGAAAAGCTCCTAAGGCTGACAGAGCGGCTAGAACAACGCCTTGCATCCATAAACTCGCACCTTTCCCCAGAGCATCGCGCAAAAGGCGCGGGATGGCTTTTATGGCGCGTCGCCATACTGGGGTTTGGAGCATGGCTAGGCGCGCATATCCTGCGGGCGTCAATGTGAACGCATGATTGACGGAAACATGTCCGTCGACACCGCGAAAAGCATAGTCCCGAATCAGCCCCTTTTGTTCCAGTTTCATGAGGGCGTCATGCAATGCCTCAGCCGAAGAGAACAGGCTCAGCATTTCGTCAACATGCTCCCATGCCTTCCCTTTGGCTGACGTTAATATGAAGAGTTCTGCCGATTTATGCATAAGATACGTTTAGATATGTCTATCAAAATCCTTGTCAGAATGGGGAGCTATTTGCAGCTCACGTCACTCCACGCCCATACAACCCGACCGACGATGGACTTGTTCCAGTCCCCCTCGAAGTCTTCCATTAAGCTGTAGACCTCGGGGGGATTCTCGGCGGCGTTGTCCGAATAGTAGGTGATGCGATAGTCGCGCTTTTTCGGCTGGTTTTCTGCCGCCACACGCTTGATTTTTCCGCTGCCGTCGAAAGGATCGAGGACAAGCATGATCCTACCTTTGAAGTTCATCACGTCTTTATCTTGTCGGTCTACAAGCACAATGTCTTGTGGCTTGAGCGTGGGAACCATAGACGTTGAGTGTTTGCCCAGCATGACGGCAATGAGGTCACGCTTGTGTTGAATGGCCCGCTGGTGACGCCAGACGAGGAACCACGAGATGAGTTCATTTTGTGGAATGATGCCGGGCCCCGCGCCAACTTCTTCCACAAGGGGAACGGCGAGGTAGTCTTCATCCGGGGGAGGGGGGAGAGCATTGCCTGCGGGGGCCACACGCGCATCGATGAAGCAGACGTTTTTAGAAGGTGTAGTCTCCGATTCGAACTTGCCCCCAAGTCGTTCAAACCAATCTAGGACGGCCTTATATTGCGTGTCTGAACCTTTCAAAAAATTGAACAATTTTGTCTGTTGCGTTGGGGACAACCCTAAAAACCTCGCCATATCAACTCGTGTGGCGAATTCCTTCCCGTGCCCAATTTTGGACTCAAAAAATTTAATGATCCAGTCTGTTTTACCCATGGTTACACCATTAGCATACGCGCTAATAAAAGCAATTTTTTAATTTGCAAATTCGCTTGACCACTGAATAGTGAATGAGCTAATATTTCCACATGAATATCGAATACGCTGCAAAAGAACTGATGAAGAAGAGAGGATGGACGCAAGTAGCCCTTGCCAAAGCTGTAGGCATCCATCCCGTTACCTTGTGTCGGCTCTTGTCTGCTCCAAAAAGGCGACAGAGCGCCTATGATAAATTGCTGGACTTTTTAGTTAGAAATGAAGAGCGGCTTATAGCCGCCCCCAGCACTCCCACCGAACCCGAAGAGGTGAGCCATGCTGAATAACTTTTTCCTCGCCGTTGCCGTGGGGCTCGTCATGCTTGTCGTTTTCATGCCCAGAGACTAGCCCCTCTGCGCACCGCCGGACCACGGCCTCGGGCGTCGGGTACTCCGCGACGCGATACGCCCGCCAGCGTATCCGGGGATCCCCATGGATCAGGATGCGGATGCGCCACACGGGGCCGCGGAGGGTGAGGAGTAGGTGAACAAGTTCCATGCCCTCCAGAATAGGGCGGCACACAAACAGGATGAACGGTGAAATGATGACAATCCCCACACTTGAACACGTTATCGAAGCCGTACAGACGGCGGTGAAGAAGTATCCCGGCGGCGTCCGGGCAATGGCGGCGGAAATGGATATGGCTCCGTCGAGTCTCGGCAATGTCCTCAATCCCTACGCCGACCGCACTTCCGTCAAGCTCGGGCTGGAACAGGCCGCGTTCATCATGCATCAGACGGGCGACGTGTCCGCCCTCCAGCTTCTTGCGGCGGATCTCGGATTTTCGCTTCTTCCGATGCGTGCGGAACCTGACAAGGGCGTGGAAGGCGAACAGCTCGATGATGTGGAGCGTCTTGCAGACCTGCAAAGGGTCATACGTAGGAGTGCGCCGCAGAAGGTGCGGGCAAAGCTGTTGGGGGCCCTGATCATCGACCTGATGGAAACGGAGACGGCTGTGCAGCATGAAGGGAGGAAGGGAGAATGCCGATCCTGATTTGCCAACAGTGCGGTCGGATGTTTGATGTGACTCCCAGCCGCGAGCATTCGGCAAGGTACTGCTCGAAGGAGTGCCAGATTGTCGCCACCCAGAAAAAAGAGGCCAAGTGCGAATGCTGCGGAAAGGAGTTCAATCCCCTCAACCGCAAGAACCCGCGTTTTTGCTCCCGCATCTGTGCCAGCGCAGCGCAAAGCGGCTTGAGCCGGGAAGCGTATCTCGCAAAAAAAAGCGCGGACAAGGCAGACCCTCGCGAGGGCAAGCACCTGTGCGCTGGAGTTGCGGGAAAGACCTGCGGGCGGTGGATCGCAGATTACCGATGCCCGGCGTGCTGGGAGAAGCTGCGTAAAAGTTCCGACGCTGATGGGCTTCCGTCATACGAATTCCACGGAAGAAGATCCGGGGGAATAGAATGGGACTGGTAGGGCCGGGCCCCTGCCCCCACGGTCGGCTTCACCGTGATGGGCGGCGCGTCCTGTGCTTCGCAGATTGGTCGCAAGAATACGGAGTCCCAACGTGGACGGCTCGAAATGGGTTCATCAAAGACGTGAACTTTTGCCGCCTGTACTGCGAGAAGAGGCCGGACATTGTTGAAGTAGAACTTGAAGGTTTCAAGGCATAGGCAAAAGAAAAGGCCCGATGCGGGAACACCGGGCCAAATCAAAACAACTAAACTGACGGAGTAATTATGATGGAATCGCAGAGTAAAGTCAATCCGATAATTATTGAATCGCTCAAGAAGGTCGAACGCCTATTCCGAATCAAGGCGCGTATTGTCGATGCTATCAATGCAAAGATTCAAGTCGAGCGCGATAAGATAGCGAGCCTCGAAAAGGTGGAGAAGGCATGAACAATGACATCCGCCTTTCCGTGGAGTTTTTCGATCACCCGAAGACGGTCAAGCTCCAGAGACGTCTTGGTGTTGGTGCTGTTATCTGCCTGCAACGGCTTTGGATTTGGACGGCTCAAAATCGTTCAAACGGCGTGTTGAGCGGAATAGACTGCGAGGATGTGGAAATTGCCGCGAAGTGGGATGGGGAACCCGGAGAATTTTGCCAGACGCTCGTGGATCTGCGGTTTATAGACGAAACTGATGGAGTTTATGCGTTGCATGATTGGTGTGAGCATCAAGAATATGCCAGCAAAGAAGAAGAACGAAAGGATCGTGCGCGCAGGGCTGCCGATGCTCGTTGGGGCAATAAGAATGCCTCCGGTATGCCAAAAAATGAAACTAGCAATGCTAATGATTCAAGTGAGCTATGCTTACACTATGCTAATAGCATACTGGACGCATCGTTAAGCAATGCCCCAAACCAAACCAAACCAAGCCTAGAAGAAGATACTACCCCTGACGGGGTAGTTGTCGACGCCGAAGACGCCGACGCCTCCCAGCCCGGCGAAAAGCGGCATGCCCATGCCTCGCCAGCCTGCCCCTATGACGCCATTGTCGGCCTGTATCACGAGGCTTTCCCGGAGCATCCCCGAGTTGCAATCGTGAACGCAAAGCGCAAGGGGGCAATGAAGGCCAGATGGACAGAGGCCGGAGAGAGGCTGCGAATGCTGAACAGGGACACCTCCGCCGCCGAAAGGCTGGATTACTTTCGGCGGCTGTTTGCGAGGGCTTCCCGGTCTGATTTTCTCACTGGCAAAAAGGCTTTTCGAGACGGGACAGTGTACCGGGTGGATTTCGACAAGCTCATGTCCCCAAGCGGATTTATGGGCGTGATTGAAGGCAAGTACGACAATCGGGAGGTGGCTTGAAATGGCAGTTCAGACGCTTGAACGCGGCATCATGGCCCGCAGGCAGAATGCTCCCGCGCCAAAGTCCGTCATGGCCTCGGAAGCCCGTGCACAGCTTGAGTCCAGCGTCATTGCCGCGACTCTCTCGGGCATGAACCGGGATGCCCATTTGCTTGGAGATGTACTCGATATCTGCCCCGCAGGTTGTTTTGTGACGCCGGAAGCTGCGCCGCTTGCCGTGGCTCTCGATTTGCTCCGTCAGTCCGGTCAACGTCCCAATCTCACCGCGTTGGCAACGCAGATGCAATCGCGTTGGGCGAAAGATCCTGAACTTTGGCCCGCCCCGGATATGGCGCGCATGGCTGAACTTTCTACGTCCGCGTGGGGGCTGAAAGGCCATGCCGAGAGTTTGGCCCGAAAGCTTGCCGATGAACATCGCCGGGCGGAACTCCATGCCGGATTGCTCGAAATTGCTGCGGAAGCATCGGTTTACGGCGTGGACTCCGAATACATCGCTGACCGTGCCCGCAAGCTTGTTGAAGCTTCGGGAGGGATTCAGGAATCCGTAACCATGTCGAACCTCATGGGCCGCATTCGGGCAAAGCTAGATAATCCGCAATCGCTGCGCAGGGTTCAGACTCCGTGGAAAAGCTTGAACAGCGTTTTGCGTGGGGGATTCATGCCGGGGGAATTGATCGTCGTTGCCGCTCGTCCCGGCCTTGGAAAGACGGCTTTAGCCGCAAATGTGGCGTTGGGTGCCGCATGGCGCGGAATGGGTGTGCTCTTTGTCTCATGCGAGATGAGCGACGAAAGCCTTGGGCATCGTCTCATCTCCCGCGTAGGGCGTATCGACGGACGGTTTTTCCGTGAAGGGATGGGCGTCACGCCGCAGATCCGTGGAGCCATTGACGCCGCCATAGGGCAGCTTGAAGCCCTTCCCTTGTCCATCGTGGAAAAGTCAACTGTGCCCATGTGCCCCCGCGAAGTCCGCAGGCTGGCGCGGGGCATCAAGGATTTAGGGCTCATCGTAGTGGACTATCTCCAGCTTTTGCATCCTGACGAGAAAAGCACCAGCAGAGAACGAGAAGTTGCGGAGATGTCACGTTCCTTTAAGCAAATGGCCCTTGATCTGCAAGTTCCTGTACTCCTGCTTTCTCAGCTTAACCGCTCAAGCGAAGAAGGCAAGCGGGAACCCCGTGTTTCCGATCTCAGAGAGTCTGGAGCGATTGAGCAGGACGCGGACATCATCATTTTGCTGCACACCCGCGATCTGGACAGGGCTGATGCCAGACCAGACGTGAAATGCATCGTCGGGAAATCCCGCAGCACGGGAACAGGTGCATCGTTCTTGCGTTTCGAAAAAGCTTTTTCTGAGTTTACCGAGGGTGAAGCATGGGCCGGACGTCCTGCGGTACAGGAAAACGATTTGTGATGTGCCCACGGTACTGTGAAATCTTCGGCCCCGGAGCGTGTGCAGGGGTGTTTGACGAAAAGGAGTGTGTGATGAGCACGTACAGGGAAGAATCGTTGCCGGAAACACTGCAAGACATGTCCGACCGTTTCGGAAAGCCCTTTGTCCGGCACATGATTGAACGCTTCGCGGGTATAACTCTTATTATTCCCGCCAAAAGCCGGAAGACGCAGCTAACTCGGGAATTGTGCGCCTTCTTGGGGCAGGATGCCCTTTCCGACTTTCTGCACACCTATGGCGGTACGAGAATCTATATCCCCACTTTGCGCCGGGCGAAGATCCGCGCACGGGACATGGACATCAACGCCGAGCGGGACGAGTTGGCTCGTAAGGGGCTGAGTGAAAGAGCGCTTGTCGCCAGGCTCGCCACGCTGCACGGGCTTTCCGAACGGCAGGTGTGGCGCATTTTAAAACAGCCGAGAACCTCGGACAACAGGAAGGCGGCGTTATGACGGTCTTACGCTTCACCTTGTCCTGCACGCCCACGGCACAGGCCCGAGTCCGGCACACCGTCCGTTGTGGGCACAGCGTGGCTTACAAGTCTGCCGGGCAGAAGAGCGCGGAAGCCGTGCTTGACGATCTCCTTTCTGCGCGCGCCCCGAAAAAGCCTCTAGAAGGACCTCTCGTGCTCGAATTTGTCGCGGGGATGCCGATTCCCGCATCGATCCCGAAAAAACAACGAGAGGCCATGTTGCGCGGCGAAATCGCCCACACGAAGAAACCGGACTTAGACAACATGGCAAAGCAGCTCAAAGACGCCATGTCGCGCACCGGGTTCTGGGGCGACGACAGGCAGGTGGTGTCCCTGCGTTGCTCGAAATGCTACGCAGCAGTCCCGCATTGGGAGGTAGCCGTGTACACACAGGAGGAAGCGCAATGAATGAACGGAAATTGCTGCTCGGCTGGAAGGCCATCACAGCCTACACCGGAGTTAGCCGCCTCCTCATGATCCGCTACGCCTACCCCGTCCACGACTGCGACAGGGCAACTCATCACGGGTACGGCGTCTGTGCCTATACCGACGAGCTTGACGCCCACAAGGAGGCTACCAGTGCATAACATCGACATCACGATACTTGGTGAACAGGCTCTTGCGGCACTCATGCAGCGGCTGTCGGAAGCACGCGGGAAGCACCCTGTTTTCGCGGAGGGCAAATACCATGCGCTCGGCGTTATCGGGGAGGAGTACCGTGAGCTTGTATACGCCGTTGAGCACGAAACTCCGGAGCGTATCCGCGACGAAGCCCTCGATGTAGCTGTGACCGCACTGCGGCTATGGCTTGGGGAACACAAGGTTGGTGCTCATGAGTGACGTGTGGGTGAGCCAGTTCGAACTGTCAGAGGCCATCGGTGACGTGGGGGCGGTCATCCTCTGCGCACAGTGCGGTGGACGTTCATACTTTATCCCCCGGAAGCCCACAGGTTTTCTTCTGGAGTTGCTTGGTCGGCAGCGTATGGCGGCCCTCTGTACAGAATTTGGGGGGATGCAGATCGTCGTGCCCAACCTGCGCCGTGGTGAACCGTTCAAAGGACGTATCCTGTCCCGTCTGGAAGCAGGGGAGAAGCCGGACGCCATCGCCGAAGCCCTTGGCGTGACCACCAGGTACGTCCGTCGGCTCAAAAAGCAGCTTTGCGGGAACCCGGAACCACAGCAGCAATATCGGCTGTTGTAGAATCTTGTTCACGGTGATCCTCTCTTGTTCTCCTGTGAGAGATTGGACGTAGGAGGATTTTCTTTATGGCTGTTCTTCCCTTGCGTCACTTCTCCCCGGTCGAGTTCCGCTGCAAGTGCGGGTGCGGCGCGGGCATGGAGAAGATGGACGCCGACCTGCTCCAGATGCTCGACGAGGCCCGCGATCTGGCGGGCATCCCGTTCCCCCTTTCTTCCGCCTACCGCTGCCCGAAGCACAACAAGGCGGTCGGCGGTGTGCCCACCTCAGCGCACACTCGCGGCTATGCCGTGGATATCCGCTGTGTGGATTCCCATTCCCGTTTCGTCATGCTGCAAGCCCTGCTTGAAGTCGGATTCCGGCGCATCGAGCTGGCCCCGACGTGGATTCATGTGGACAACGACCCGGACAAGCCGCGTGACGTGGCGTTCTACCAGCATGGAGGCAAGTACTGATGGAAGCGACCGTGATTGATTTCATCCTTTCGACCTTGATGAGCCTTTCCGCGCAGTATCCCGATGCGGCGTGGCTCGTGACCTCCCTCGGCGTGGTCATGACCGTGTGCGGCCTGTGCGCCGTGGCCACCGTCTGGATGCCCGTCCCCAAGGAACAGACCGGGCTTTATGCCGCCTTCTACCGTTGGACGCACGCCCTTGCCGCGCACTTCGGGCAGAACAGGGGGGCCGTGGCTGACGGCAAGTCCGAAACCGTGAAGGCCGAAGTCAAGGCCGTGACGGGAAAGTGATGTGCGGGCCGTCCTTGAGTTCCTCACCTCGTTCGTTGAACTCATCACGCTGTGGCTGCGTCAACGGTACGGCGAACGCCGCGAGGCTGATCGCGCTGCTGTTCGTGATGACGCTGGCGGCGAGTGGGTGCGCTCGATGGGCGGAACCGACCGCCGCGACAAGCCCGGCTCCGCTGACGCCGGGGGCCGTCGTGACGGGTGAGTGGTCCTACACCTACCGGGGCGAGACGTTCACCGAGCCCGGCGAGTGGGTGCACCTGCCCGCAGGAGAGGCCGGGAACCTGCTCCTGTGGATCAAGGGCGTTGAGGCTGGAAGCTGATGGAGCATACACTGGACCATGAATCCCGGCTTTCCCGCATTGAGGCATTGCTCGAAGCGCTCAACCAGCGGCTTGACGACGCGATACTCACGCAACTCCGCGATCATGGAAAACGCATTCGGGATCTTGAGGATCATATCTCGGTTATGGCCGAGACGTGCGCGCGGGAACGCGGGGAGCGGCAGGGCAGCAGGACAACGGCCATCGCCATCATAACCGCCCTCTCGGGAGTTGGCGGTTGCATCGGTGCCATTGTGGGCCGGATGTTTTGAGAATGCCCTGTGCATGAATGGACACCTATGCGCTCCAGCGTCAGCTTCTTCAGGCAGAACTTCCTCCAACGGAAAAGTTTGTAGGTATGGTGCTCGCCATACACATGGACAAGCGGACCGGAAAAATCCGCGTGCGGCAGGAAACCGTCGCGCAGGAGTGTGGCGTGTCTGCGCGAACAGTGCGCAGGGCCATTGCTGCGCTCGTATCCTCCGGAGTGTTCGTCTCCGTGGCAACCGGACGCTCCTCGGTTTTGGTTGCTGGTTCTGGAAAGAGTACTGGAAGAGTGGATCGGCCACCGGTGTCCTATCAGACCGGTCACGGGTGTCCGCAATTGAAGCGGAAAAGGGCCCCTTGGGAGTATGATTTGGCGCACAGTACGAGGCCCGAGGAAGAGGAGAAACGAGGGCATGAAAGTTTTTTGAGAGAACAGGAAGAACGCAGGCCAAACGGGGGGTGCGACGATGGCTGCACGATTTGATTGGGAATCCATCCGTGCCGAGTACGAAGTAGGGGCGAGCCAGTCCGATCTGTCCAAGCGGTACGGTGTGAGCCGGACGGCCATCCAAAAGCGCATCCGGGCCGAAGGCTGGGTGCAGGATATTTCCGGCACCGTGAACCGCATGGCAGAGGCCAAGGTTGCGGGCGTGGTTGCAGGCTGCAACCCTCAAAAAAAGGCCGAAGCCTTGGACCGCGCCGCCGAAGCCAAGGCCGCTGTCATCACCCGCCACCAGCGGGAGTGGGATCGGCATCAGTCCATTATGGATGAGGCGTTGTCCGAAGGCAGCTTCGACAAGGCCAAGCTCGCCAAGATTACCGCCGAGACGATCAAGATCCGGCAGGAGGGAGAGCGCAAGGCGTGGGGCATCGTGGACAAGACCGCCTTGGATCATACTTCATCCGACGGTTCGCTGTCTCAGCGTCCGGTGGATCTCTCGCATCTCTCTCCGGACGAATTGCTTCGCCTGACAAAGGAAGCCTTCAAAACGCCGGATCATGAGTAGCCCATCCATCCTTTCCGATATTCGGAAGGCGTTGGCCCGGAGCTGTCTCGCGGCCTTCGTGCGCTACACCATGCCCGGCTACCGCATGGGATGGGTGCATGAGGAAATCTGTTCCGAGCTAGACGCCTTCCTTGCCGATGTCGTAGCCGGGCGTTCCCCGCGCCTCATGCTGACCATGCCGCCCCGCCACGGGAAAAGCGAGCTCGCCTCCCGCCGCTTCCCGGCTTACGCCTTGGGCCGCTATCCCGATCTATCCGTCATTTCAACGAGCTACGCCGCCGACCTGTCCTCGCGCATGAACCGCGACGTTCAGCGCGTCATCGACAGTCCGGAATACCGGGAACTCTTTCCCGGCACGGCGCTGTACGGCAAGAACATCCGCACCGTGGGGAACGGTTCCTACCTCCGCAACTCGGATATATTCGAGGTAGTGGGGCACGCTGGATGCTACCGTTCCGCTGGCGTGGGCGGCGGCATCACGGGCATGGGCGGGCATATCGTCATTGTCGACGACCCGTTCAAGGACCGGGCGTCCGCCGATTCCCCGACCATCCGCCAGAACGTCTGGGACTGGTACACGTCCACGCTATACACGCGCCTCGCGCCCGGTGGAGGGGTGCTCATCATCAACACTCGCTGGCACATGGCTGACCTCTCAGGGCGGCTGCTTGAGGCCGCCGCACGGGGGGAGGGCGACCACTGGCGTGTGGTGGACTTCCCCGCCATCGCAACGGAAGACGAGCTGCACCGTAGGGCAGGTGAAGCCTTACACCCTGAACGCTACCCGTTGGAGCAGCTTCTTGCCATTAAGAAAGCCCTCGGCACACGCGACTGGGAAGCCCTGTACCAGCAGCGGCCTACGCCAGACGGCGGCGCCATCTTCAAATCCGAGTGGCTGCGGTTCTGGCTCCCCAAAGATCTGCCAGAGCAGTTCGACCAGCTCCTTATCTCGTGGGATATGACGTTCAAGGACGGCGACGATACCGACTTTGTCGTGGGGCAGGTGTGGGGCCGCAAGGGGGCCGCCCGCTACCTACTGGATCAGGTACGACGGCGTATGGGCTTTACGGATACGGTGGCCGCGTTCCGGGCGCTCGCCGCTAAATGGCCCGGCGCAGCCCGTAAGCTGGTGGAGGATAAGGCCAACGGCCCGGCGGTTATCGACGCGCTGAAACATGCTGTGCCTGGTATCATCCCCGTGGAGCCGGACGGCAGCAAGACGGCCCGGGCCCATGCCGTGACCACGTTCTTCGAGGCCGGGAACGTCCTGCTCCCGCACCCTGAGCATTGCCCGTGGGCGCGGGAGTACGTCGCGGAACTGACGCAGTTCCCCGGCGCGCCCCACGACGACCAAGTGGACGCCACAACACAGGCCCTGCGCGACTTCGATACCAAGCGGCCCATGTGCATCGACACCCGGATACTGCTCCAGCCGCGCATGGGGTTGAGGCGCATCGGGGGGATTTGAAGTCATGTGTAAGGTTTTCTTCTTGACATAACTCTTAAGCATAGCCATATCTCATTTCATGACAAATCAAGAGCGTAGGCGTGAAAAGCTCAAAAACGCCGTCCTCTACTTCGTAAAAAACGACAAGACAGTCGGCCTCACCAAGCTGATGAAACTTCTGTTTTATCTCGATTTTAGGCTATATCGAGCATGTGGAGAATCGCTTACAGGGCAGACATATGAGGCGTGGAAATTCGGCCCAGTTCCCGCCGATGTGTGGCGGGAATTGCACGAAAAGCAGGACTGTCACCTTGGCTTGAAGTCTGTTGTCAAGATCGTTCCAACCAAAGAAGATCCGCGTGACGAAGCTACTGGAATCAAGCTTGTCGCGCTGCCCAAAGCCAAGTTTTCAGATACCTATTTTACTTTTCGCGAAATCAAGGAAATGCAGGCCGTTTCCGAGATGTTCCGTGGATTGCCTGCTTATCTAGTCGTTAAAGCTTCCCATGCCTCTAATGATCCATGGGATGTGACAATCAAGACCAAGGGAGAAAAAAGTATCGTAAACTATGAGCTTGCTCTTGAGGGCCTCGATGAAGAAGAAAAAGAGTATATCCATGAAGTTCGGGATGACGCTCTTTTTCTTGAAACGCTTATGGGGCAGGCTGGATGAAGCTCGGCGATGTTCTCTATTTTCCGGACTACGAATTTGCCAACGGTGGACATGCCGACAAACTGTTCATCGTTTTTTCAGACCCCGAAAAAGAAACTCTCCTCTTGCTCATTGTTACGTCAAAAGGAAAGGATTCTCGCAACACTGGTTGTCAGCCAGCGGCGCGGCGTTTTCTTATCCGTGCGGGAAAGTATGGATTCGTCAAGGATACTTGGGTTGACCTACAACGGAATGTCAATGTTGTAGGTAAGGATCAGCTTGCGGCTCTCATTGCTCAGGGAAAAGCGGTGATACAATTTTCTATCCCTACCCAAGTAATAAATGAAATCAAGAATTGTTTGACCCGCCATAGTATTGATTGTTTATCCCGTGAGGCGTGTGCTCTTCTTGGTATCTCGCCTAAGTGGTAGACCTTTCTCGTCGTCCCTCCCTTGACATTTTCCGCGTTTTGTGGCGTGGTAGCTTCACGGCCTTGAACAGCCGTTCGTAAGCGGATACCGCGCCCGCAGATGCGGATTTTTTATGCCCTGTCAAGAGTGTTTTTCACCTTGGGAGTGGTGTATCATCCAGCCTGTATTTGGGCCGGGAGTCCATCCATTATACAATACCCGCAAGGGAAAGGTGTATGGGCCGCACTTACGAGCGGTGTTCAAGCTCCCGGCCCTTCTTTTATGTCAAGAGAAGGGAATTGAACACTTTTCGTAAGGAGGCTCATCATGAGTCAGCTTGCTCCCGTCACCTTCCACGGCGACACCATCTTTTGCCTTACCTACGGAAATCAGCCCTACACGCCCGCAAAGCCTATCGTGGAAAACTTGGGGCTTGGATGGGCATCCCAAAGCCAAAAGCTCAATTCCAACAAGGCCCGATGGGGTGTTACGATCATCGTAATACCCTCTGAATCTGGCGAGCAGCAGATGCTTTGCCTTCCCGTCCGCAAGCTCCCGGCCTATCTTTCCAGTATCAACCCCAAGAAGGTACGTCCCGAACTCCGGGCCAAGATCGAACTTTATCAGGCCGAGAGTGACGACGCTCTTTGGAACTACTGGATGAATGGAAGGGCGGAACGCGCCAAGGCTGAACCTGTCATACCTTCCCCCCATCTCCAAGCGTACCGACCCGGAACGTAAGGCGCTTACCGCCATCATCAACACATGGGTGGGCATGGCCCCGATTCACTACGCCTCGGCCCGTGCGCAGGTAAACGCCCATTTCGGCGTCACTTCTGTGGACGCCCTGACCGTAGCGCAGGTTAAGGAGGCTATTCAGTGGGTACAGGCAAAGATTGACGCTCTCCCCGCTGTGCCCGCCCCCGCCCGCACGCTCCCCGTATCCAACATCTACCGCGACCGGGTGAAGGAGCTGGAACGCCTTGAAGCCAAGTTCATGGCGTTCGCCGGGGAAACCCGTTCCCGCCTCTCCGAACTCAACGCCGAGTATATCCGGCTGAACCAAGGGGCATTCGCTGCTTTGCTCAGGACACTTCCCGCCGCGCATCCGGGGGATGTTGACAGGCTGTCCAGCGCGTTGAGCGCCCAGTCCTACGACGCCTACAACTGGATTGACGCCGGACTGTCGCGCATGAGGCTGGCTATCGTCTCGGCACGGGCGGCAAACAGAACAATCGCAGAAGCGAACTAGCAAACAGGGCCCCCGCCGGAAACGGGGGCTTTTCTTACTCGGGTAGTTTTACGCAATCCGTTTACCACAGCCCATCGTCCCGGCACGGCCCCTTCACAAAGGGGTTTTCGTTGCCTTGCAGTTTTTCGATGCGCTTGGCCCGTGTGCACTCCCACGCATCCACTTGGTACATCTTGTCCCACGCGTCCATGAGCTGCACCTGCTGGCGGCTCATGCGGTAGCGCGGGGCGTAGGCGTCGGCCATATACTTGTAGGTCCGGGCAATTTGTCCCCTTGATCTGATAGGCGGCTCGGCCTTTCTGTCCGCAATCTTCATCTCACAACTCCCGAAGTCCGGCTTTTCTCCCGGCAACATCTGAAAGTTGTAGTTCTGGCGTAGGGCATTCACCGCGCCGATGGCCGGATACAGATTGTACAGGTCAGCCTGCATGAGCCTGTATTCCCGGCTGACCTTCTCGGCGCACTTGCGGCCTTTGAACGCCTTTCCCCTGTTGTCCACGCACTGCGCGTCGCCCTCGCGCCACTCCGCGAACGCCTGCCCGAAGTTCTCGGCGGGGACCACGTGTTCCCATTCCACCTTCCCGGCCCGCTTCTCGTGCTTCGCGGCAGTAAAACCCTCCGGCAGGGTGACGTTCTTCTTCTCGTCGAACGCCGCCCCGCAGTAGAGCGTGATCCGATGGTCATAATAGACCTGCCGTTCCAGCGTCTTCTTGGCCTTGCTGAACGAATCGTTCCATTCGTTGCCCGCGGCCTGCGCCTCGGACGTCATAACCAGCGCGGCCAGCAGAAACACCATGATGCTTTTGTACATGGATACCTCCCTAAAGGTATCCATGTATATATAGATTAATCTATATTGATACAATATGAAAGGTGTCCCACAGCCAAGCCCCCCGAACCTTGTTCACGGTGTGTTTTCTTTTTGGCTCGTAGCATTATGGGCACATGAGCAAGAAGCGCACTTATCGACACGCCACCTCCATACCTCAAGTGCAATCGTCGCGCCGTCTGAATCTCTCCCCGGACGTGCGCGGCGGCCTTGCTCAGTCTTTGCCGCCTACGCCCGACGACATCAGCCGGTTGTACGGTCCTGCGAAGACGCTCGGCGCGCCCGAAGAAGTGCAGCTTGCGATGGATGCGCGGCTTGCGGATTCCGGCGTCTATTCCCTGCTCCAGCACTCGCTTGAGCTTGGGGTCGGGATTGCGCCGCAATTCATGGGCTACGGCGTCCTCCAAAACCTTGCCCAGAACGGATTGATCCGTGCCTGTGTCGAGACGGTATCCGACGACATGACACGAGCATGGATTGAGTTCAAGCGCGAAGGGGAGGGCGGCGACGAGTCATTGCTCACCGACCTTGCGCAGGCGTGCAAGAGGTTCGCCCTGCAACGTCTTTTCCATGAGGCGACCGAGCTTGTGGGGTACGAGGGCGGGGCCTTCCTTTTCATCGACACCGGGTCCGTCGGCCAAGAGCTGGAACGCCCGCTGAACGTCAGCCCGTATTCCGCCGAACTCGGGCCCGGCGGCGTGCTGCGCTTCGTCGTCATCGACCCCGTGAACGTCTTCCCCGGCGATTACAACAGCCTTTCGCCGCTTGAGCCGGACTACTTCCGCCCGCGCTGGTGGTGGGTGCTCGGGCAGCGGGTGCACGCCTCGCGCCTCATCCGATTGGTTGCGAACGAATGCCCGGTGCTGCTGCGGCCCGCCTACAATTTTTTGGGCATCCCGCAGGCGCAGATCCTCTGGGATTACGTCCTGCATTTTCAGGAATGCCGCGCCGCCGAAGCCCGGCTACTGACCAAGTTTTCGCTGACCGTCTTCAAGACGAAGATGGAAGACATCCTGTACTCAGCTGGGGGCACCGCTCAGATCGATACCCGCATCCGGTACATGATTCAGACCATGACCAATGATGGCGTGCTTGCCGTCGACAAAGAATCGGAAGACGTGGTCAAGCTGGAAACCCCGCTTTCAGGCGTGACCGACATCGTGCGCCAGTCCCTTGAAATCCTCGCCGCCCTGAACCGCACTCCGGCGGTCAAGCTGCTTGGCATCAGCCCGTCAGGATTCAATGCCACGGGCGAATCGGACATCCGCAACTACTACGACCATGTCAGGAGCCAGCAGGAGAAAGTCCTGCGCGACGGCATCAAGAAGGCGCTCGACTGTATTCAGCTCTACCTGCGCGGAACCATCGACCCTTCCGTGACTTTCGACTTCGCGCCCCTCGGCGAAGAGGACAGGGCAGCCCTTGCGACGCTCCAGAAGACCAAGGCCGACACCATCGCCGTCTACATGGATCGGGACATCATCTCTCAGGAAGAGGCCCGGCAGTCCCTTGCCAGTGACCCGGACAGCGGCTTCTCCGACATAGACCCGGCGGAAGTGCCGCAGGGCAACGGAATGCCCGACGCCCTGCCGGAAGCCGGGGAAGGGGGCTTGATGCCCGACATCGACGACGTGGACAAGGCAGGGGCCGTCTATGGCTAAGGTCATCCGCGCCATCAAGCCCAACGCGGGCATCCGGGCGAAATACCGGAAGCGGCTGGTGTCGCTTCTCGACGAGATGCAGCGTTCCGTCGTGTGGTGGCTGCGCGCCGAGTACAGGAAGCAGGAAACCCGCATAGCACAGGATGCGTCCCCGGCGAGTGACCTGCAAGACCGCCTCAAGAGCCTGTTCCGGTACTGGACGAAGCGGTGGAGGGAAAGCGCGGAGAGTTTTGCACGGGAGTTCGTGGGCAGTACGAGGCGGCGCACGGAAGCCGGGATGAGGCAGGCCCTCAAAGATGCGGGCTTCACGGTAAAGATGAAGGCCAGCACCCGGGCCATGAATGATGTGGAACGGGCGTTGCTACTGGAAAATTACAATATCATCAAGTCCATTCCGCAGCAGTACATTACCGAAGTTACCGGGCTTGTAATGCGTTCAGCTAGCATGGGCAGGGACGTGCAGTTCCTCGCCGACGAACTGCACAAGCGGTACGAGATCACCCGGCGCCGGGCAGAATTCATTGCCCGCGACCAGTCCAACAAGGCGACCGAGGCCCTTAAGCGGGTGCAGGATAAGGAACTCGGCATCACCGAAGGCATCTGGGTACATGTGCCGGGGAAGAAAACGAGCCGCCATACCCACCAGCTCATGAATGGGAAAAAGTTCGTCATCACGGAAGGTCTTTACGACTCTGACGTGAAGCGCAAAGTGCTTTGCGGTGAGCTTCCGGGGTGCCAATGCACGTACCGGGCCGTTATTCCTGAATTTGGAGACTAGTCTATGTATCAAAGTAAAGGCGTCACCTTCGACGCGGCTCCCTCACAGCGGGAAACCGACGAGAACGGGTTCCTGCACGTCGGGGCGTCGCACATCACGAAAGCGACGGTGAACCCCTATTACGGGCGGGAGATTCCGGGCTGGCAGGAAGCCGGGCTTGACCCCGAGGCTGTCTATTACGGGCTTCGTGACCCGGAAGAACTTCAAGCATCGCTTGAGACATGGGCCGGGCTGCCGCTGCACATCGAGCACCACATCGACAGCGCGGAAGAGCCGCAGAAGCTCACCCGCGTGGGCGCGGTGGGCACGGGCGCGGTCTGGAACCCGCCGTATGTAGATGCGCCGCTGACCGTGTGGGATCGGGCCGCCATCGACGCCATCGAAGACGGTTCCTTCCGGGAACTCTCCTGCGCCTACCGCTACGACCCGGATTTCACGCCGGGCAGCTACGAGGGCACCCCCTACGATTTCATCATGCGGAACATCCGAGGCAACCACGTCGCGCTAGTCGAAGAAGGGCGGGCCGGGCCGGACGTGGTGGTGGCGGATTCTCATCCAACTTCAACGAAAAAAGGAACGCTTATGGGCAAGTTCAGGAAATGGTGGGGAGCTCAGGATGGCGACCCTGCGGTGGAACAACAGGAAGTCGAATCCGCACAGGGCATCAAGGACTTTGCGGATATCCTTTTGAGCCTCCACAAGAAAAACCCCGTCACCGGGGAGATCGAGGACATCACGGAAGACGAGGATAAGGCGGAAGCCATCCGCAAGCTCGTCGCCGAACTGTCCGAAGGCATGGAGCCCGAAGAGGCCAAAAAGCTCGAAGATACTCTCTCCGATCTGGCCTATTCCCCTGCAACAGGCGACGAGAAACCGGAGAAAAAGGAAGCGATGGACGAAGAAGCCAAGAAAGCTATGGACGCCTGCGGGCTTGATGCGGAAGACCCCGCCGAATCCCGCGCCTTTGCCGAAGGCGTAAAATACGGCGAGGAACTGGAGCGCAATCCGGACGAACGCAGGAAGCTCGACCGCGAGCATGAGTCCGAGGGTATGAAAAAGGCTATGGATGCCTGCGGCCTCGACGCTGAGAACCCGCAGGAGAGCAAAGCCTTTGCCGAGGGCGTCAAGTACGGTGAGGAGCTGATCCGGAACCCCGAGGAACGGCGCAAGCTTGACCGGGAACACGAATCCGAGGGTGAACGCCGCGAGCTCGGCAAGGACGAGGACAAGGACGCGGCCATTAAGCGCATCCTCGCTTCCGTCCCAGACCTCACGCCGGAGCAGAAAAAGAAGCTGACCGACTCCCTCGCCGATCTCGCCTATTCCCCCGCGACCGGAGATGAAGCCCCGGAAGACAAGGGAACAGCTCAGGACAGGGCGTTCCGCCGCCGTGGTCCGCGTCCTCTCACCGCAATGGACGCCGCCCGCATCAAGGCATCCGCAGTCGCCGAAGCGCAAGAGCATATGCGGAACCTCACCCGTGCCGTGCGCGACGTGCGCGGGCTGGTGGGCGAACTTGACCCGTTGTCCTTCGACTCCGCGTCCGACGTCTACGGCTACGCGCTGGAGCAGCTTGGGGAGAATCCCCGCAAGTATCCCCGGCAGGCATGGCCCGGTATGATCGATGTCCTCCGCAAGCAGAAGGCGACACCTTCCGTTGCCCGTGACGCGGCCCCCGTCGGGAGCATGTCCGGCAGCTTCGCCGGGCTTTCCAATATCACCATTGCAGAATAGGAGGCACACCATGCCTTTGCAGTCCCAAGTCAATCTCTCCGTCGCTCCCGGCGTTGCTGGCGATAAAGCGACGCCCGACCAGAGCATCTACACCCCGCTCAACCCTCTGGCGGCGGTGGCCCTCCCTGTGGGGCGCTTCGTCTTCCCCGTCGTGGATTCCGGCGTGATCGACAACACGCAGGCCACCAACGTTGCTGGCACCGCCACAGCCGTGCTCGGCTTCGTGGAGCGCGTCATCAACTACGTGAACTACGAACTGCTTTCTGACGGCACTTTGACCGTCCCGGCAGGCTCGAACCTCACCGTGGCCGTGAAGGGCGACTATTGGGCCGTTTCCACGACCAAGGCCACGGTGGGGCAGGCCGTCCTTGCCTCCACCGCTGACGGTTCAATCAGCACCGGGACCCCCGACGGGACGCACCTCGATACGGGGTGGGTCGTCAAGACGCCAGGTGAAATCGGGGAACCGATCATCATAAGCAATTGGGGACAGGCCGCAGCGTCGGGATCCGGCGGCGACACCTCGAACCTGATGCAGAAAGATTTCAGCAACGCCACCGGAGCGCTCGGCGTGGCCAACGGCGGAACTGGCGCAACCACTGCGGAACAGGCCCGCACCAACCTCGGCGCAGCCGCCGCCGGAGCGTAGGAGGTACTACATGAATCCGACTTTTGAACAGGCCAAGCGCTACGGCTTTATCTTCCCGGGCGCCCGCATGTGGGCAACCCCGGAGAACCGCGCCCGCATTGCGCAGGACGCCGCGCTCATCACTACTCCGAACACGACCGTCCCCGCCGAGCTTCTGGCGTATATCGACCCGATGGTCATCGAAATCCTGACCGCGCCCCGGCGCGCCCGTGAAATCTTCGGCGAAGAGAAGAAGGGCGACTGGACGACCCCGTACATGAAGTGGCGCGTGGACGAAATGACCGGAAAGACCGAGCCGTATTCCGACTATGCCAACGGCACGACTTCGGGCGTGAACTCCGAATGGCAAACCCGCGTGCAGTACGTCTTCCAGACGTCCATCACCTACGGAGACTTTGAAGTGGACATGTCGAGCACGGCGAAAGTCAACCTCGCTGCCTCCAAGCAGCGTGCGGCCGCCAACGTCATCGACATCGACCAGAACCGTTTCTACCTGCTCGGCGTCGCCGGGAAGGAAATCTACGGCATCCTTAACGATCCGAACCTCCCTGCTGCGATCACCGCAGGGGCCACGGGCACGGGCGGCTCCACGAAATGGGCCGACAAGACCACGGTGCAGATCTACAATGACGTCCTCGCCCTGTTCGCGCAGCTTTCCGAGCAGTCCAGCGGACTTATTGACAAGGACACGCCCCTCAAGCTCTGCCTCTCCCCCGAACTGGCCGTTCGCCTCGGCGCGGCTACCGATTTCAACGTGTCCGTGCTGGATATGTTGAAGCGGTACTTCACCCGCATTGACATCGTGACCGTCCCCGAGCTGCACAGCATGACCGCCGGGGAAACCATGTTCCTCATCGCCCCCGAAGTGAACGGGCAGCGATCCGGCACGCTGGCCTTCGGAGAAAAGATGCGTGCTGGACGCGTCGTGCCCGACCTGTCCAGCTTCCGTCAGAAGTTCGTCGGCACCACCTACGGCGGTATCGTGCTCATGCCCTTTGCCTTTGCCCAAATGACTGGAGCCTAGTCCCATCCTTCCCTCCATGCGAAAGCCCCAACCGCCTGTTTAACGGTTGGGGCTTCTTTGCATCTTCGGGCTCTGCTCAGTAATGATAACTTCTGTCCTCTACATGCAAAAAGTAAGCAGAAATGCGCCTCGGTGTTCTGATAGTCGTTCTTTGACAAGGGAATAGGGAAAGGATAGAAAACCGCTGTGGGGCACTCTCCTGAAAGGAGGGTACTCCATGCGACACTTCCTCCGGGACGTCGCTGTCCAAGTGATTGGCGGCGTCATTGTGGCTGTGGTGATTCGGTTCATGCTGAACCAATAACGCAGTTGCCCCGGTAGGAGGTGCGAACTCCAACCGGGGCGCAAACTTGAGATGATCAATCTCGGGAGGGTGTCCCACGGGGCGGCAGGTGTGTCACCACTTGCCGCCCTTCCTTTTTTCAATAGCCATTCCCGTGCTCGGGGTCAAGGGCTATCCTAGCATCAACCTGTTCGCGGTCTTCGCGGCACGGATTGCCGCTCTCATTTCCGAGATTCCCGCGTCAATCCATGTCTGGGCGTTGTACGAGTTGGACTGTAGGATGCCGAGAAGCGGATCCTTCGAGATGTTCTGCTGGGAACATACCCGGTTCAGCAGTTCGGGATAAGTGCTCTCCTTGACGCGCAAGAGCTCGTTGACGAATCGGTGGAGCCGGGAGCGGGTTTCCCCCGCGAATTCGATCCATTCCTCTTCGAGGCGGTCGAGGGCCGCGATGCGGGCGGCGTAGACGCTGGAGGCGGGAAGCGCAGGGTACGGAATCGCGGATTCCGCCGTGGGTATGGCGTTGATGGCGCGGACGCGGACGGAAAGCAGGAACTCGCGGGCCTCGGGCATAAGCCGGGCCGGGAGCTGGCTGTATTCCGCGATGCGGAAATGGCGGTTGTGCTTTGCCCATATCTCGGCACGGGCCTTGCCCTGCACGGCGGCGGGGTATGTTGAGAGCTTGGCGTCTACGATGAGCTTGAGCTCGGCACGTTCCGCTGCACTGATCAGCTTGTCGTTGAGCGTCACAGGTTCGGCAACGGGCACTCTGTCGCCGTACTGTTCAATCACATCCAGCACCCAACGGCGGAACGCCTTGGCAATAGGAGTACGCGCTAGCATCGCAACCAAATGGCAGCCCCGAAGGGAAAAGATGCGATTCATAGCGGGTACATCCGTGGTACTCAAATTGAGAACCACGCTCATATTATTGGAGAATTCATCCTTATGTCGGGCATAGAGCACACCAACCTTGCGGTCGTCGGAATAGCCAAGTGCTTTAGCCAATTCAGAAGAACGAATCCAGAGACTGTTTTGGTGAGTGACAGGCGTGAAGATAAATTCGTTGAAGATTAGGGCCATTTCCATAATGCAACTCCTACGTTGTCTGAATTGCACTCTCTGAAATAGAAAGCGCCGGGTGTTCAGAACGGCGTAGGAACCGCTGGCGGCCTTTAGCTTTCGCTTGGACATATCCGCCACACCCGGCAAACATTGGATGCAATAATAGCCCAAAAGACAGCCAAGAAAAACTCTTGACTTTGGAAAAAGGGCATAAAAAAGCGCCATGCTATCGGGTGGCGTTTGTCCGCCTACGGGGTTCTGAAGCCCGTTCACAAAAGACAGCACAAAACTCGGAAAATGTAAAGAGAAAAGCAGTGGCATTGCCCGCATCTGGATGTTCTTCATCATTGGCGGGCAACGCCACGTTGGAAAGTTTTACTTGTTATCGTATTTCAAGGCCGTAGCCCGGATTCGATCCGCAAAGGGGATAATATCTTCCAGTTTTTCGATGTCTTCCTTTGCGTCCTTATTCTCCCCATCAAACAGTCCGACCCTCCACTGTTTTCCGTTGAAATACAGGCGGCACAGAGGCTTGAGCCTGTTGTCGTCAAGAAGGATGGAGCAGTAGCTGATACTGTCCCGCATGGCTACGCGCCCCGGATCAACGGTGCCCATCAGAAGCGATTTGACAAGGTAATACGCCTCTTTTTCTTCCTCGGTGGTGACTATACGCGAATCCTGCTCTTTTCCTTGTGGGGTATCTTCGGACTCTATCTCTACAATTTCCGGTTTCTGCTGCGTCATGGCATTTTTCAATCGGTCGTTGATGCGGTCGTTGATGAACTGGTCAAGCGCAGCGGTAAGAATTGGAGTGAAGCGATCCAGAACATTTTGCGTGATACGTCCATCATACGTCTGGCCGATGAAAAAGCGTGCGAAATCTTCATGCGGCTTTTCCATTTGTTCGGACATGAGGCGTTTGAACTCTCGGTTGTACTTGAGTTCGTTTGCCGCGCTCATGCAGGCATCCCGATCAAACTTGCCTTTTGCCAGCTTGCGCAGTTCCGGGAGCAACATTTCGTCCATATCGTCAAGGACGAACTCCATATAGGGCTTGCTGTCCATTTTGTTGGCTGTTTCAAGATCAGAATAGAACCGGTAACGGTTGCCGTCCGTCAGGATGGCAATGGGGGCTTCCGTTCCGTGGAAGTAAAGCTGTAGCTGGTTGCAGTGCTTCATGTCGAGAGACGTGCCCAAAGCCTTGCACTCCAGAAGAAGGATAGGCTTGCCGTCCACAAGAATCGCATAGTCCACGCGGGCGTCCTTATATTCGCCGATGGGGGCTGAAAATTCGGGCACGACTTCCGCAGGGTTGAAAACGTCGTATCCCAGGGCCGCGATGAAAGGCATCACCAAGGCGTTTTTCGTGGCCTCTTCGGTCTTGAGGCTATCTCCCAGATTCTTTACCTTTTTCGACAATTCAGCAATTCTTTCCGAAAAATCCATGGTCCTCTCTCCCTGTTCGGATTCA